AGATGACCCAGGCTGCGCTGCAGCACGACGAGAAGGTCTTGGATCGTGCCAGCCGGTGGGTGGCGAACTACGTTGGGACGGTGCGCCCCACGGTCACCTACATCTTCATCATCGAGCTTGTGTTGATCAACGCAGCCCTGACGCTCTATGTCTGGAAGCATCCTGGCCTGATCCAGAGTGTTGATGACCTGATCCGCGTGACGGCCATCATCTTTAGCGAAGATGAAATGGTGATGTTAAGCGGCATCATCAGCTTCTGGTTCGGGAGTCGGCAGTGGAGCAAGAAGTGAAACTGAGCCCGGTTGGCGCAGATCTCATGCACAGGTACGAGGGCTACCGCACGCGGCCCTACCTGTGCCCTGCGCACATCTGGACCATTGGGTACGGGCATGTTCTGTATCAGGATCAGATTCGCCTACCCATGGTGCGTCCGCCTGACAAGACCACGCAGGACATCCCGATGATCCGTCGGGAGTACCCGCTCAAGCCGGAGGACAACCGTGTCTGGTCCAAGGAAGAGATCGAGAGACTATTCTCGATGGATGTCGCTGCTTTTGAACGAGGCGTTCTTCGTCTGGTTCCCGGCTGTGCTGGTCATCAAGGCCGGTTCGACGCTTTGGTCAGTTTTGCGTTCAATGCAGGGCTAGGCAACCTCCAGCGCAGTCAGATCCGCATGAAGGCCAATCGCGGTGATATTGAAGGGGCTGCTGATGCGTTCATGCAGTGGACCAAAGGTGGCGGCAAAGAACTTCCGGGCCTCGTCAAGCGCCGCCGTGATGAGCGGACGCTGTTCTTGAGGTAATGCTATGCCCCTGAAGACGCTACAACTTCGTCCCGGGATCTTCCGGGAAAACACCCGCTACTCCGCAGAAGGCGGATGGTACGAGTGCGACAAAGTGCGTTTTCGCTCCGGGCAACCGGAGAAGATCGGCGGCTGGCAACAACTCAACAACGATACCTTCCTGGGTGTCTGTCGTGCCCTGTGGCCTTGGAACATCTACCTGGGCCTTGGCACGCACCTGAAGTACTACGTGTACTACGGGCAGTACTACGACATCACGCCGATCCGAGTCACTGGGGCGCTGACGTCTCTCAACACCTATAACGGCTTCCCGTATGTCGCCGTGGTTGACACCTCTACCGGTGTCGGGACGTTCGTCAACGGACTGCTCACGGTGGGTTCCTACGTCACCTTTACGTCCCCCGGGACTATTGGTGGCATAAACCTCAATACCGCAGGTGTCGGCGGTACTTCCGAGTATCAAATCCTCTCGAACGTCACGCTGATCACTTGCTCATCCAGCGGCACTACGTTGACTGTCAGTGCAGTCAACTCTCCAGGGATCATTGTTTCCGGTGCTTCGCTGGATTACAACGGTGAGACGCGCACAATCACTGGTACGGGCGGGGCGGGCGTGTACACGCTCAGCAGTGCGTTTACGAGCGACATCCCTGCGGGCGCGCAGCTTGGCGCTGAGAACGTAGCTACGTATTTCATCCAAGCGTCCACCAACGCTACCTCTAGTGCTTCAGGTGGTGCAGGGGTAGTGTCTAACTACCAAGTCAGCGCCGGATCGGAACTCCAACAAGTTACCAGTACGACAAGCACGGGCTGGGGCGGGGGCGGCTGGGGCAGCGGAAGCTGGGGCGGAGGCGGTGCGTTCACTTTTGGCAACCCTCTGCAGATCGGGCTGTGGAACCACGCCAACTTCGGTGAGGATCTTATCTACGGCCCCAAGGGCGGCGGGATCTATTACTGGGACTCTTCAGCGGGATTCACGAACCGTGGTGTAGACATCTCCACCCTGCCCGGCGCCAGCGACACGCCGTCTGCGGCGCTCTTCCGGCTTGTCTCCGACGCCTCGCGCTTCGTCCTGGCCTTCGGCACGACGGACTATGGCTCGACCACGCTCAACCCCATGCTGATTCGCTGGTCGGATCAGGAAAGCGCCGCCAACTGGACCCCCGCCGCTACGGGGCAGGCGGGAAGTCTGACGCTGTCTCGGGGCTCGGCAATCGCTGCCGTGGCGCAAACGCGTCAGGAGATCCTGGTCTGGACGGACACGGCGCTGTACTCCCTGCAGTACCTCGGCCCGCCCATCGTCTGGGGCTCGCAGATCCTTGCTGACAACGTCACCATCGTCAGTGACCGCGCCTGGGCTGTGGCGGCGGGCGTGGTGTACTGGATGGGCGACGAGAAGTTCTACGTCTTCGACGGGCGCACGAGCACGCTTCAGTGCGACATCCGCAAGTTCATCTTTGACGACTTCAATCAAGGCCAAAACCTTCAGGTCTTTGCGTCCACCGTTGAGCAGTTCAGTGAAGTGTGGTGGTTCTACTGCTCCGCTTCCTCAACTACGGTTGACCGCTACGCCGTCTACAACTACGCTGAAAAGATCTGGTACTACGGCAGCATGGCTCGGACGGCTTGGAACGACGCCAGTGTCTTTTCCAACATCCCCGTAGCAGCGGACTACAACTATCAACTGCTGTACCACGAGATCGGTTGTGACGACGGGTCGGTGAATCCTCCAGTGGCTATTGACTCCTACATCGTTTCCTCCGAATTCGACATTGACGACGGCCACAACTTTGGCTTTGTCACGCGGATGCTGCCTGATGTGACTTTTGCAGGGTCTACCACAGCGGTTGAGAACCAGTCCCTGAATATGTCGCTCCTGCCCCTGCAGAACTCGGGCTCCGGGTACACGCGGGGGGTGACGAACGTGGCGCCTTCGGCCAACATGTCGGTGGCACTCAACAACGAGCGCACGATCCAGCGTGACGCCAACAACGGCGTCGAGCGCTTCTCAGGCACCATCACACCCTACCAGGGCAACCTGTACATCCGCGTGCGCGGCAGGCAGATGGCGGTCAAGGCGCGTTCAAACTCGCTGGGCGTGCAGTGGCAGTTGGGCAAGTTCCGGATCGATCTTCGTCCTGACGGGCGCAAATCGTGAGTATCTGGGCCAACATCATCAAGCGGTTCAAGGCTCCGGCACTGCCGGTCGCCTCGCGCACCTACGATCCGCAGTACTTCGACAAGCTGCTGAGCGTTCTGCGGATTTACTTCAACCAGCTTGACAACCTCCTGGAGCAGATTGTGAGCGCATCCCCAGTGGCGGTTAATTTCTACGGCTCCGCGCTGGATGCGTTTGGACGCGCTCGCTTCAGCCAGCCTTTCACACTGTTCGACAGCCAGAACCGCTACGCCAAGAACGACCTGTTCAGTGAGAGCACCGCTACGGGCGGCAATGTGACCTACAGCGCCAACTCCAGCACGGTTGAGTTAAACGTCACCACGAGCAGCGGCTCGGAGGTTGTGCGCCAGACGTATCGGTCATTCTCTTACCAGCCTGGGAAAAGCCTGCTGGTGCTGAACACCTTCGTGATGCCCACGGCAAACGAGAACCAACGCATCCGTATTGGTTACTTCAACACCGAAAACGGGGTGTTCCTGGAGCGCGACGGCACCACGGTGTACATCGTCCGCAGGACGTATGTCACGGGGGTGGCGGTGGACACCCGCGTGGCCCAGGCCGACTGGAACGGCGACAAGCTCAATGGCACCGGAGACTCGGGCTTCACGCTTGACTTGACCAAGGCGCAGATCTTCTGGGAAGACTTCGAGTGGCTTGGTGTTGGCTCCGTCCGGGCTGGGTTTGTCATCAACGGTCAGGTCATCATCTGCCACACGTTCCAAAACGCCAACAACCTGACCAGCGTTTACATGACCACGGCAATCCTGCCGGTCAGGTACGAGATCACCAACACTGGGGTCAGCACTGCGGCTACGCTCAAGCAGATCTGCTCCACGGTGATTTCTGAGGGTGGCTATGAGAAGCGAGTGGCTACTGACGTTGTCCGCATGACGACGGCCAACACCAACATTGGTGTCAACTTTGTGCCTCTGATGTCTATCAGGCTGGCTTCTGGACGAACGGGGGCGGTTGTGATCCCGGACGGGTACTCGGTGCTGCCAACCGCGACCTCAACCGTCACGTTTGAAGTGGCGATGATCAAGAATGCCACCTTGACCGGCGCCTCTTGGGCAGCGTCCCCATCGGCTAATGTGGAGCAAGACCTGTCGGCCACTGCCCTGACCGGGGGCACGATCATCTTCTCAAGCTATGTCGTGGCATCAACGCAATCGTCTGCACCAATCGCCAATGGCACCGACTACAACTGGGATCTGCAGCTTGGCGCCACTCTGGCGGGGGTAAGCGATACCTACACCATCGCGGTTCGCGCACTGAGCGGCACGCATGATGCCATCGGCACGATGGCGTTCTGGGATCTGACATGACAACAGCTCCTGATAACTCCGCAATCGACTACTCCTTCGGGCCGGTTATGCCGGCTGCCTTGATGGCGCAGCGCAGCGTGGTTGACCCCAAGGTCAAGTCAGCGGTTGACAAGGTTCTTGACGCTTGGGGAACCAATGTCAAGGGCTCAGGGCAGCGCGTCATTCGTGACTACACCGACGCAGCCGACAGCGTCCCAGAGGATGTTTCCAAGGCATCAGATCAGGAGCGCCTTGGCTATGCAATGAAGGTGCTGGAAGGCTTTGAAAAGGCATCTCCGTTTTTCAGCAAGAAAGCGTTTGGCTCTTGGGAGTCTGCGGTACTGCCGTTTACGCAAGCATACGAGCCCGCGTCAAAGATCTACTCCGAATGGGTTCCTGACTACGTTCAGACTGACGAAGGAGGCGTGCCGTCTCAGGGCCCGGTAGATTACAGCCGTTGGGCTCAAGTTGCGCCGCAGCTTGGGTTCAAGGGGCAAATGTTTGAAGTCGGCTACGATAGTGAAGGCGGCTTCATGCAGGGCAATCCCACAAGGGCACTGCAGCAGTTCGTAGACCAAAAGCGGGCAGAGGGCTACGACTTTGTTTCCAAGCGCAGCAATTTCCATAACTACAACAACTACACGGGATTCAAACTGCCGTCTGGAGAGGTTGTTGCGCAGACCAAGACGGGCGACGACGACGACATCAAGTCCTTCTTTAAGGACTTTGTGCTGCCGGTAGCCACAACCGTCGTCGGTATCCCTGGCTACGGGGGAGAGGCAATCTCATCCCTTGGCAATGCGCTTCTTCCTGCTGAAGCAGCCAAGGGCATTGCAGGCGCATTGGGGGTCTCGGAAGCTGCAGTAACGGCTGCGGTAGGTAAGGGCATTGTGAATGCGGGCTTGTCCGCAATCACTGGCGGTGACCTGGGCGATGTAGCCAAGGCAGGCGTTTTGCCCTTGGCCGGCACAGGTGTGTCCAGTGTTGTTAGCGGCCTTGTGCCTGAATCCCTTGGCCCATTGGAGAAAGCTGCAGAGCGTGCCATCACCAGCGGCATCATGGGGGAGCTTAGCGGCAAGCAGGACTTTGGCGACGCTGTCGTGGGTAGTTTGACAGGCTCCGCTATTGGGTCTGCTAGTGAGACTTTGGGTCTGCCGTCAAGCGTTGTTCGGGGGGCTGTTGAGCTTGGCACCTCCGGCAAGATCGACCCGATGAAGGCGCTCACGGCGGCTACTGACTTTGTCCAACAGCTTGAAGAAAATCAACAGCAAGCCGTTATTGATCAGGCATACAGAGATCCTTCACGGGCCCTGGATGTAGTTCAGCCGTCACGCGATGTTGTGTCTGAAGAAGACGCGTTTACAGGCGGTGAAGGAGATGTTTTTAGCGGGGATTTTGAGACTGAAAGAACGATTGAAGATCTTGCAGAAGAACTGCTGAACATCAATCCGCCGGTCACGCTGCCCACAGAGCCAGCAGAGCCCGACATCTTCACTCCAGAAACTCAACAGCCGAAGGATGAATTCGTTGAGCCGTACATCACGACACCCAGCGAAGCAACAGAAGCACCTCCGTCTGATGAGCCCCCGGTAGAGGTCACAGCGCCGCCGTTCTTCGAGCCCGAGCCGGAATACTTCACGCCCAATATTTACGACTTGGCGCCTGTTGAGCCTGAGCCCGTAGAGCCGCCTCCTGTTGAGCCTCCGTTCTTTGAAGAGACGCCGCTATTCCCGGAGTTTGAAGAACCGCTTTTTACAGAGCCGCCTCCTGTAGAGCTGCCTGTTGCAGAACCACCCCTTTTCCCCGAGTTTGAGGAGCCGCCCCTTACCGAACCCGCTCCTGCTGAGCCGCCTCTTGCTGAGCCGCCACCCATTTTCCCCGAGTTTGAAGAGCCTCTTCTTACAGAACCACCGCCTGTTGAGCCGCCGCCCTTTTTTCCTGAGTTTGAG